ATAGCGGCGCCAATGGCCCGACCTGCGGCCCCTGCTGCCGTGGTGAGCCCTCCGAACGCGCGCCCGATCCCCGCCACCCCCGCGGCGAAGGTGGGCATGCTCTTGGCGAAGGCGGAGACGTTCTTGGTGGCGCCCGCGACCTCGCCGGCCGCCCCCGCCACCCTGGGCGCGGCCCCGGCGGCGGCGTCGCCCACGTCCTTCAGCGTCTTCGCGGCGTCGGCGCCCTCCCGCGCCCCGCCGCGCAGCGACCGCAGGTTGAGCGCGAGCTGCGTCACCGACGCCGCGGTGCCGGCGACGGCCGGGGTGGCCACCGCCGCGCCCGCCCCGACCGCTATGGCCCCCTTCGCCACCGGCGGCAGCTTCTGGATGTCGCGGACGCGGTCGAGCAGCCGGGTGGCGGTGTCCAGCGCGGTCTGGAGCAGCCGGACGAACTGCGGCCCGTTCCGCTCCAGGAAGCCGGCTACGGCGGTCCCGAACCCCGTGAAGCTGCGCTGGAGTTTGGACCAGTCCACCTTCTCGACCAGCGCCTCGGCGGTATGGAGCACCCGGTTCATGGCCGGCTCGACGCCCTCGCCGAGACGCCCCTTCAGGTTCTCCAAGAGCGCAGCCAGACGCCTTTGCGTGTTAGCGGTAGAATTCGCGGTGCGGTTGTAGTCGCCCATCGCGAAGCCGGCCTGCTTCGCGATCTGCTGCACGACGAGGAACGACCGGCCGGACTGGGAGAGGGTGTCCTTGGCCTTGATCAGGCCCTGGCGCAGGGCGTCGATCTTCAGGCGCGTCTCGGACACGTCCACGCCCAAGTGGCGCAGCGGCTCGGACTCGCCCGACAGGCCGGACAGGATCGCCCCGAACGTCTGCTGGAGGGGCTTGTTCTTGAGCGACGCCAGGTCGGTGGCCTGTTGCAGGATCTTCTGGGAGAACTCCGCCGCCTTCTGCTGTGAGTACCCCTGGCCGCGCAGGATGCCGCCCGCCTCCGCGGCGTAGTCCAGGTACGCGCGCTTGGAGATGGCTAGCGCCTTGGCGGAGCGGTCCGACTGGCGCACGATCTGGTCGCTGAAGCGGCCGAAGACGACCTGGGCGTTGTTGAGGCTCTCGCCGGTGTCGCTCGCGATGGTCCCGAGTTCGCGGAAGAAGCCGAACGCGGCGCGCGTCGCCTGGGTGGCCCCGCCGATGAAGGCGGCCCACTTGATCGCGGTCAGGGCCTTGTTGACGCCGTCCGCGGCGCGGGCGACCGAGTTCAGGGCGCGCTCGCTCCCGCCGAGCGTCGTATTCATCCCGGCGGCGCCGCGGCGGAGCGAGCCTACGGTCCTGTCGGCCCGCGCCATGCCGGCGTTGAACCGGGAGTCCTCGATCCCTAACCGGGCGTTGAGCTCGACGACCGTCTGCGCCATTGGTGTGATCTCCCAAAGCGAAGGCCGGGCGTGCCTCAGAACGGGCGTCGCTCGGCCTCCAGCATCTCCGTCAGTTGCAGGTACTCGTAGAAGCGCAGAAGGTCCGCGTAGGGCAGGTCTTCCAGGTCCGCCGGCATCCTGCCCAGGCTCCTGGCCACGCGCCAGGTGACGAACTCCATGTCCGGCTCGCCCTTTCCGGTCCGGAGCCAGTGCTCCAGCGCGGCGAGGCGGACGTTTACGGGTTTGGGCCGTCGCCCTCCGGGTCTTCGCCGCCGTCGTCCCCGTCGCCGTTCAGGGCGGAGAACACCCCGGCGAGCAGCTCCTCGACCACGTCGCCGCGCAGTGCGTCCACCGCCTCGGGGGTGTACGGGTCGGCCAGGTCCCAGTCCGCCACGAGGGCCTGGAGGATGTCGGCGGACAGGATCGTCTGCTCGACGCCGTCGATCTCGCCCTCCTCGGCCTGCCGCTGCGCCTCACGGATGCGGCGCATCAGGCCGACCGTGAGCGCGGCCGGCCGGACCGTCAGCCCCACGGCTGCGGAGCCGACCGCGACCGTGACCTTTCGGGTCGCCGCGGCGGCCGCCGCGGCCGCGCCCAGGTCGCCGATCCGGACCCTCGCCGTTTTGACCGCCTTCGCCGCCGTCTTCTGCCCTTCTGCCATCGCTGCGTGATCCTCCACAAACGGATGTTGGTGCCGGGGTGGCCCGGATCTGTGGGCTAACCGCCCTCGACGACGCCGTCCGCGGCCGTGAACTGGGGCGCGTCGGTGGTGGCGCTGTCGTTGTCGAACCGGCCGGAGACGCCGAGGCTGCCCGCGCCGCTCGCCCCGACCCACGCGCCGGTGAAGCGGACCCGGAGCGCGGTACCGAGCGGCGCGGCGGCGGAGCCGTCGTACACGGCGTGGGCGACCAGGTCACCGCAGAACTGCCCCTGGTTCTCCGAGGCGGCCGGCTCGCGGAACTTGAACGGGGTGATGACCTCCATCAGGCTCTGCACCCCGCCGACCGTCGGCCCCTTGGCGAGGATGCGCAGGTACTTCAGCGCGCCCGAGCGCAGGTCGGCCATGTACTGCGTGAACTTGGCGCCCGAGCGGACCATCGTGAGCTTGGTGGAGACGGTCGGCTTGGTCTCCGATAGAAACGCGAAGGTGTCGTCCTCGGAGACGGTGAAGACCGGCTCGACCAGGTTGCTCAGGGTGAACTGCGCGTCGAGCAGCCCATCGGCGGCCTTCAGTTCGCTGCCCGCGTTCGCAAGCGCCGCGGCCGTGTCGGCGATCCACACCGACACCTGCTTGGGGCCGGCGTGCTGCACGGACAGGCGGTTCGGGCTCGCGGTCCGGGCGCCCGTCTCGACGCTCTTGCCGCCGATCATCTTGCCCTGGAAGGTGCCGATCTGGTTCGGGGTGAGGGAGAGGGACAGTTCGGACACCTGGGCGCCGGGGAACTTGAACAGGCCGGCAGCCGACCCGTACTCGACGGTGTAGGCGACGGGGTATGCCTTCTCCTGGTCCAGGTCGATCACGCCGACGTTGCCGGCGACGTTGGTGCGCCCGAGCGCGGAGCCGAACCAGAAGAAGAGATCGACGAGGGAGAGCTTGCCGGAGATGTCGGCCTCGGTGTGCTCCTTGCCGTTGATCACGTCCACGTCGGCCCGCTGCCCGGACGCCTGAACGTCCTCGGAGGGCATGACCGTGGTCGGCATGATCATGGTCGAGAGCGGCTGGATGTCGGCGCCCACCGCCGTGCCCGGCGTGGCCTCCTTGCCGATCTGGAGGTTCTCAAAGATTCGCGGTCGCCCCGCCATGTGTGATCTCCCTGTTCTCTCGGACCGGGACCCAACGCGCTAACGCGGCGTTGACGCCTTGGCCGTCTTTTTACGTCGTGACGCCCCAGTAGAGGCGGTAGAAGCCGCCGACGTGGCGCAGGTAGGTTCCCTGGTCGGTCCGCTCGGGCAGGTCGATCACGCCCTCGCGGGCCAGCCCGTAGAAGTCGATCCGGGGCAGGCCCGTCTCCGGGTCACCCGGCTCGAAACCCTCGGCCACTTCCAGCAGCTCGTCCAGGCGGTGCGCCGCAGCCTCCAGCGGCGCCAGGCGCGCGCCGTCGCCGACGACCTTGGCCTGGTACACCGACTCGCCCCCGAGCCGGTTGGCCCGCCCGATCCCGCGCCAGTCGGCCCCGGACATCCGGACCAGCAGCACGTAGGGGAGCCGCGTCCCGGCCGGGGCCACGTCCCGGTGGACCCCGCCGGGGCACTCGGCCGACAGGCGCCGGTCTCCCGAAAGGACGCGCGTCAGGAACCGGGTTTCGGGATAGACCTCGTTCACCGCCTCACCTCACGCTCCCTGTCGCCTCGGTCACGACCCGCGTGACTGTGCCGCCCTATTAATCGCGTCGCCGACGCCCGCGACAAATCCGGGCCGCTCGGCCTCGACGGCGGGCGACAGGAACGGGCGCGGTTCGATGCGGCTGTTGCCCAGTTCCAGGTCGGCCGCGTGGTCGGCGGACACGTCCACGCGGGCCTCCAGGGACCCCGCTTCGTGGACGGGGAGGACGCTGCCGGCGAGCGTCCCCTCGTCGGTGGCAGGGGCCTCGCCCGGAGCGGACGCCTGGTGGACGCGCTGCTCCCCGCCCTTCTTCCCCCGCCTGTAAAGGCGGCCCGACTTCTCGCCGCCCTGGATCTCGTCCACGGCGCGGGCGGCGACCCGGCCGGCCGTCGCCTTGACGTGCTCGGCCAGGCCCGCCCGAACCCCGGCGGACAGCCCGGCGAAGTCGCCCTTCACCGTCAGTTTGTATCCCACGGCTAGGGCGCCTCGTCCACGATGACCCAGAAGAAAGCGCTGGTCGCCTTCTGGGCGCCCAGGGTGCGTCGGAACCGGGCCTTGTACTTGCCGGGCGTGGACAGGTCCGTTCCGCCCCAGTCATACCGGATCAGGCCCTGCGCGGGAGAGACCACGGTCAGGACGCCCGCGGGGGACAGCGGCGCGTCGGCGAGGCTCTCCCGCAGGTGGAAGGTCACGTCGGCGCCGGTCAGGTCCACCGGCGCACCGGCCTCGTCCTGGAGCTGCACCAGCAGTGCCGGGCCGGTGTCACCGGCGACGTAGTCGAGCCGCTCGACCGGGGTGCCGTCGGCCTCCGCCACCCGGATGACCCCGCGCACGATCTGCTGGCCCGACCCGCCGTAACCTGCGGGCGCGGGGGGAAGGGTGACCGGATCGCCGCGCCTCTGGTAGTCCCCGGCGATGCCGTCCAGCGTGTCCCGGTCGGAAGGCAAGAATCCGCCCGATACGGTGACGCTGGTCTGCACGTCCTGTGTCCGCGCGAGGCCGGTGGCGGCCCCCGGAGCGGCGGCCGGCAGCAGGTCTGTCTTCGCCTTGACCGCCCCCACGGCGGTGGACAGCGGCGCCACTGCCGCTTCGACCACCTCCGGCGTCGTGGCGCCCGTGTCGCCGTTCACCGCGAGCGCCAGCGCCTCCGCGCTCTCCATGTCCACGACCGCCGACACGTGCCCGGTCGCGTCGATGGCGAGCAGGTTGCCTGCACTCGCACCGTCCACCAGCGCGCCCCGGACCGCCTGCGCGACCAGCAGCCGCTCCCCCTCGGTGAGCGTCCCGTCGCCGCCGCCCGACCCGCTGCCGCCGCCCGACCCGCCCAGGCCCGGCGAGAACGCGACCAGGAACGAATTGATAGCCGGCGGCGTCGGCAGGGCCGCGTCAAGCGTGACGGTTTGCGTCGCGCTCACCGGGTCCAGCGCCGACACGGCCGCGACCGTCCGGACCGACCCGTCTATACCGGTAAAGCTGATATACGCGGCGCCGTTCTGCGGGCCGGCATCAAAAAGGTTGAAGGGGACGACGACGACCCGTTCCCCGACGCGCGGCGTGTCGAAGCCGTACGCGGTCTTGACCTGGGTCGTCGTTGAACCGGCCTCGACGCGCGTTATCCGGAACATCAGGCGCGTAAACTCGGCGAAGCGGGCGCGCAGGTCGGAAAGCCCGCCGGTCAACTCCTGTTCGCTGCTCCAGTTTAGCAGGCTGTCCGGTAGGCCGCCGGAATTCCGAGGCCCGTTGCTGCCGGTCCAGTTCCACATGAGCAGATGAAACAGGCTTTGCCCGTAGGCCGACGGGTCTTGGTCCGGGTACTCGATACCGTCCGGGTTGTAATCAAACGGCCCGATAAAGGCAAACAGCTTGTCGAGCGCGGCGGCGATCCCCGCGAGCGTCGCGGGCGTAGGTGTCGGCATGGCGTGTTAGCTCCCCCGCCGCGCGAAAGGCGCGCACAGCGGGTCACAGAGAACGACGGTTTTCCAATCCAGGGTGCCCAGGGCGTAGTACACGGCCTCCGCCGCCGTATGGCCCTGGAGGTAGCGGAGGAACACCAGGTCCGCGCGGGGGAAGCCTATCGTGGTCGGCTCCGAAGTCGTCGCGACGATAACCGCCGCGCCCTGCCGCGCCCATTGCGCGGCCGGGTACTGTCCGGCCGGTGGGATCGCCTGGGCGGTCCGCAGGTCGCCGCCGCTGCCACTCTCGACGGCCCAGACGATCCCGCCCGGCGCCAGGGCTTGTTTGTAGGCGTTGCTGTCCGGGCCGCCCGACGAAAACAGGCCGTACTGGTTCCCCAGACCGACCAGACCCAGCAGCGGCGTACCGTCCGCCGGCCGGTCGCCGTAGAACCAACCCGACGAACCGGGGACGCCCAGGTTACCCGGCGTCCCGGTGCCGTCGTTGTTCTCCTTCCGCAACGGGAGGCCCTGGGCGACGTAGGGCGCCAGCGCCGCAATCAGGCCGGATGTTCCGGTCCGAATGTACGTGTCGTCCCCCGCGCCGCCGCTGCTGCCGTACTGACACACGGGCGCCAGCGACGCCGTAGCGGAGGCCAGCAGCGACCGCGTCAGCAGGGCGGAGGCGTCCGCGGGCGTGAATCCGTCCAGGCGGCAAACCAGCGGCGGCAGCGGCGCCAGGCCGCCCCCCCGCTGCCGGGTGTACCGTTTGGGCGGCAGGTTGCCCAAACGTACGGCCGGGTTCCCGCTGTTGTACTGGCCGGTGGCGACGTTCAGACTGTTGAACCGGGGCGTACCGGCCGGGAGACAATCCCCCATCAGGACCGAATCGGCCGAATAGCCGGCGCGCGGCCCGTCCGCGATCTGGGACGGGGTCCGGGCCATTACCACGAAGTTGACCCAGGGCAGGGCGGCCAGGGCCGACCGGATCGCGGCGGACATGGTCGCGAACGCCGCGGCCCCGATCCCGTTCCCGGTCGGCGCCGACACGGTCACGACCTGGGCCGGCGGGACGTGCCGGCGCGCGACGTAGTCCGCCGCAACGGCGACGCTGTCCGGGTCGTCGCCGTTCCTCACGACCAGGACGCGGGCCGGGTGTGCCCGGCGCAGGTTGCCCGAAGTGTCAATCGGCATTCGCGGCGCCCCCTCCCCCGTTCCAACTGGTTTTGGGCGACCTGATGAAGGCCAGCGCCGCGATCACGGCGGCGGCCCAGGCCAGCACGCGCGCGGCGTGCGGGGCGACGTCCATCTTCAGCGCCGAGGCGAGCACGACCGTCCAGGCGCCCACCACGGACGCGCCGAACTCCGCGTACCGGAACGAGCCGAAGTAGCGGTCGAACAGGCGCAGCGCTCTGCGCGGCGCCGCCTTCAGCGCGGCGCGGCCGCGCGTCTGAATGAACTCGTCGATCATGGCGTTCGCGATCTCCCTCCGCCGGCCGCCTGGGCGCCCACCTGCGCGAGGAGCAGGTCGAGCTTGGCCTCGACCACGGCCAGGCGCGAAGCCCGGTCCTCCTTCACCTCCGTCCAGTCGGCGAGCAGCTTCTCCACCTTCGCCAGCGTCTCGGTCTGGCGGTCGTGCATCATGTCGTGGCGCGCGAGGGTCTTCTCGACGCGCCAGGCCCACCCCACGAGGAGCATCACCAGCGGCACGAGGAACTTGAACAGGTCCCACTGGTTGGCCGGCTGGAGGAACCAGTGCAGCGCCCCGTTCTCGGCCGGGTGCATAATGGCCTACTTTCAGCCCTTGCCCCGCGCGCAGTCGCACGCCAGGCACAGGTCGTCGGTGCGGGCCGGGTCGGTGGCCAGCACCTGGTAGCGTTCTTCGCCCCCGCCCTGGGCGGGCACGACGATGGCGTCGCCCGGAGAGACCGCGGCGCCCCAGGGCAGCAGCACGCGGGCGTCGGCGACGGCCACCGGCCGCCCGGCCTGCTGCACCTCGCGCGGCTGCCGGATCGGCGCGACGGCGCAGGCCGACCGGACACGTTCCACGGGGAACTCCGTGCCGCCCAGGTCGTCCTGGACGCCGGTCCCTTGCCGCTCGATCACGCACGGCGTCCGGAGCGCGGCCGACATGGCGGCCCGGAGCGTGACCAGGTCGCCGGGGGTCAAGTTATCGCACCCCTCAAAACCAGGTGTCGTCACGTGTCAGCTCCGCGGTCCGGGGCCGGGCGCGCCCGGCGAACTCGCGCGACAGGGCCAGGCACCCCTCGCGCTTCTGGCTCAACTTGAACTCCTGGTCGCTGCTCTTCATGTCCACCTGCCGGGCGTAGCGCGCGGCGAGGGTGAGCAGCACGTCGGAGGCGGCGCCCCACCGGTCGTACCGGGTCTCGCCGTCCTCCTCGTAGGCCCGCTCCAGGAGCGCGTCCTGGACGGTCTCGTCGTCCAGGTCCTCCAGCAGGTCACCGGCGGCGATGGTGCGCCGGACGCGCCGGATCTCCTCCGACAGCTCAGGCAGCAGCGCCATCGCCCTCCCCCTTCTCGCCCTTCTTCGCGCGCGGCCGCCGGGGCGGTGCGCCGTCGTCGTCGAGGCGGTGGTTGGCCAGCTCCTCCTCGGTCGGCGGGGTCAGGCCCTGGCCCGAGTAGAACGCGGCCACCTCCTCGGGGGTGGCGTCGCGGAAGCCCTCGGCGAGCAGCCCCTCGCGGCGGGAGTCGGGGACGGAGTGGGTCGCCCCGTCGGGGTTGACGAGGTAAGTCATGGCCGGCCTTTCGCCCGGCGGGGGTCAACGCGCCATCGCTACGGTAGCGCGTTGACCCCCGCCGGAAGGTCAGTGAACCCCGTGGCGGGGTTACGAGAGGACGACGACGCCGCTCACGTCGCGGAGCTTCTTGACGCCGTACAGGATGTCCATGCCGACGCGCAGGCCGCGGTCGGCCATCGAGTACTGCGCCAGGATGCGGAGCGTCAGGCCCGACTCGGTGTCGGTGATGCTCTGCGCGGTGACGCCGGAGCCTTCGGGCGGGGCCTCCAGGGCGCGGGTGGCGAGCACCATCGCCTCGGGGTGGACGGCCAGGTTCTTGGTCGAGGCCGGCGTGCCGGCGACCACCGGGACGCGGTTCGACTCGAAGATGTCGAACCCGTCGAGGCGGCCGATGCTGCCCTCGCTGACGGCCTCGGCGCGCTGGTTGGCGAAGTAGTTCGCCAGCTTGTCGTCTCCGAGCAGGCCGGTGCCGTCCTTGGGCGAGATGACCAGCGCTCGGCCCGCCGTGGGGACGTTCTGCGCGTTCATCTTCTCGCGGGCCTTGGTGACCACCGAGCGGGCCAGGTCCGTGCCGCTGGTGCCGACCGACTGGGTGAACTGCGCGTAGAGAGCGAACAGCTCGTCTTCGACGGCGACCGCCAGCGCCTCGGCCATCGGGTCGAGGTAGGTGTCCATCAGAACCGGGTTCGCCTGCGCCTTGGTAAGGTCCGGGACGAGGATGTCCACGTACTTGTGGTGGTCCAGGGTGACCGTGACCTTGCTGCCGCCCGTCGGCTCCTGCACCGTCGCCTGCGCGCCGGTCTTCTCCTGGGCGGCGAGCGTCCCGTAGTACGGGATGGTCAGGCTCTCGCCCTTAGAGAACTCGCCGAAGTCGGTGTCCTTGCGGCACACGCGGGCGAGCACGATCTTGTTGCGGAACAGCATCAGGGCGCGGTTCGCCCAAATTTGGGGCACAAACCCCGCCGCCTTCGCGTTCGCGAAGTTCATGGTGTGATCTCCCGCGGGGCGCACCCGGCCCGCCCCGCCCTCTCTCCCGTGCTAAAGCGCCAACGCGACGGTGCCGCGTTGGCAGGGGCTGTTTCAGCCCTGGACGATCCGGCCCTCTTTGACGGCCAGGTGGATGGCGGCCTGGTTGGCCGCGTAGAACTTGGGGTCGGCGATCTGGGACGTGGTGAACGACTGGCCCGCGCCGGTGCCCCCGCCGGTCCCGCCGTTGGTGGCCCCCACCGCCGGCACCTGCGGCCGGCTGGGCGCCCCCTCGGCCTTCAGGTAAGGCTTGGCGTCCAGGACGCCCTTGACCAGCTCGGAAAGGTTCGTCGGCTCGCCGTTCGCGTCCCGCTGGATCTTGGCCTCGTCGATCAGGTGGCGGACCAGGTCCGGATCGACCGCGCCGGCCTGCTGCGCGGCGAGCTTGATCTCGGTGGACAGCACGCGCGCGGCGGCCGCCTTGGCGTCGGCCTCCGCCTTGGAGGCGCGCTCCTCGGCCTTCTGCTGCTCGCTCAGGCTCGCCTGGCGGCGCTCCTCGGCGTCCTTCTCGAACTGCTGCACGCGGGTCTCAGCGCCGGCCTTCTCAGTCTTGAGAGCCTCGATCTGCGCGAGGGCCTGCTCCAGCGTGAGCGCCGGTTGGGCGCCGCCGCCAGCGCCGCCGTCGTTCGTCCCGCTGCCCTGGCCGACGGTGCCCTCAGACCCGCCGGAAGCGCCGGTCCCGCCGCCCGTGCCGCCACCGGCACCAGTGACATCAGAGAAATGAGCGCGAATGAAACGCATCGCCGCATGGGTCCCCTCGTTCGCGGAGTTGGGGACGGGGAGCAGCGCGGCCGGGGCGTGGTGCCCTCTTCGCGCCGCTGCCTGCCGTCCGTTTCGGCTATTAATCGGGGAAGGGGGGCGGGCGACAAACGGGACGCGGGGAGTCCACGTCCACGCCCGGCTCGATCACCTGGGTGGCGATCAACGGAAAGGCCCCCTCTCTCGGTCGCGAGAGAGGGGGCCTTACGTAAGAACGTCGAAACCGTGGTTTCGGGCAACAAGCCTACTGTGCTTTGTCCGCCGCCTCCGCCTCGGCCACCCGCTGCTGGAAGGCGGGGTCTTCCCACCACCGCTTCGGCTGGCGGCGTACGAGGGTCCCGTCCGCCGCGAAGAGCTGGGCGTCTCCGGGGCCACCCCGTTCGACCGACTCGGCGATCCGGGCCATGTGCCCGCTGAGGTTGGTGTGCGGCCAGGGGATGCGCTCCGGGCCGCTGACCTGAGCGGCCTGGTCGATCAGCCCGACCCTCCCGCGGACGGCGTCCCTGGCGGGGGAGGCGACTCCTGAGGGCTTACGTTCGGTTTTGGGCATCGTCGCGCTCACCTCCATCCCTGGGCGCGCAGCAGATCGCCTATTGCCCTGGCGACCGCCGCGAAATCGTCGTCATCCCATTGTACCGGATAATCGACCTCCCGCTTCACGCGCATCTCCGCGAGCTGGAGCAGCGCCTCCGGGTCGCCGCTCTCGACGGCGATGAACTGTGCGTAGGACCGCGCCCACAGTTCACTCGGCTGGAGGGCGTAAGCCAGGAAGTCCTTCCGTACCTTGTGTACCCCGATGTCGCCGCCGTCCAGGGCCACGTCGATCTCGTCCGGACCGTCCAGGAGACGGATCAGGGTTTGGACGGCGCGGGAGCGGAAGACGGCCACACCCCACGGGGTCATCGGCCCCATCCCCTCGTCCTCCGAGCCGTACCCCTGGTTTTGGCCGAAGATCGTCAGGTCGATCATGTGCCCGATCTCGTGGGCCACGGTCATCTCGGGGTGCGGGGTGCCCTCGAATATGCCCAGGTTCTCCGCCACGTACCGGTCCGCGGACTCGCTCCAGGCGGCGCGGAAGATGCCCAGACCGTCCTTGCCGTCGTCCGGGACGACCGGGATGCGGGGCAGTTCGCCGTCGTCGTGTACGGCGTCTATCACCGACACGGCCCGCGCGACGCGACGCCCGAGCGGGGTGTCGGGGATGTCGAGCGCGGCCGACACCGGCGACCGGCGGGGGGGCACCTGGACCTCCGGCAGGCCCCCCTTCCGCTTCCCGCCGAACCCCTTGCCCGGCGGCCTCACCTCGCGCGAATCCTTCACCGCCGCGGCCTCCCTCGCCTGCATCAAGCCCCTAGTGTACCGCGTGGTGCCCCATCGCTCGGACTCGTGTTCGCCGACGAAGTCGCCGAGGCGCACCTCGCCTCGGCGGTACGCCTCGCCCGCGGCCTTGCCCAGGATCTCGTCCTGGATGGCCTCCGGCTGCCGCGCCAGCCACTCCTCCCCGGTCTCCCGAGAGGGAAGGTCATCCAAGTGTGGCACGCACGAGCAGCGGCAGTTGGGGTGAGTGCCGAACGGCTCGCTGACGGGGAACAGCTTCCCATCCATCGCGAGGCAAGCAGGACAGGTGCGCCTGGACTTGGCACAGACCCACCGGTACAGGGGCACGCCGCTCTGTTCATAGGCAGCCAGGTTCGCCGCCCGGTACGCGCGGAGCTGCTCGGTCCTGCTTATCGTCAGCGCCCTGGTCAGCGACACCCCGAGGGCGTCCCGGAGGCGCGGCCCGACCAGGCGCGGGGCGAACCCGACGGCGAGGCCCCCGGCGAGCACGTCGCCCGCGACCTTCGCCCCCTCCGCGGCCACCGACCGGAAGAGTTCGTCCACCGGCGTCCCGTCGGACAGGAAGCCGGCCAGCGCCTCGACCCCGCCGACGTTCAGTTGGGTGAAGGACGCGGCCACCGCGGGTCTGGCAGCCCGGACCAGCTCCGCGGCGTCGGGCACCGCCACCGATATCGCGTCCCGCTGTGCCGCCGTGACGCGCCGCGCGGCCCCCGAACCCAGGCGCGCCATCTCGTCGTCCACCTGCCGCCGCAGCGCCTCGTAGCGGGCCTGGCGGCGCAGCCAGGAGGCGGAGACACGCTCGCCGGTGGCCTTCGCCTCGGCGACCCGGCCGGCGACGCGCGCCACCTCCTCGTCGAGCCGACGGGCGGCGGCGGACCAGGCCCGCGTCAGGTCCGCCGCCGCGGCCTCGTCACGGGCGAGAAGCCGGGCGCGGTGCTCCTTCTGGAGGTTCCAGACGTCCGCCACGGCTACTCACCGCCCCCGCCGCTAATGCCACCGCCGCTAATGCCACCGCCGCTAATGCCACCGCCGCTAATGCCACCGCCGCTAATGCCACCGCCGCTAATGCCACCGCCGCTAATGCCACCGCCGAAGGG